TGATGCAAGTGTCTCAGGTATTGCGTTCATAAACGAGTTTCTAAACTGGTCTAAGAAATCATAAAGTGTATTGTCAGTGTTTGCATACTCTAACAACTGTTGAATGTTTTGAATCGGGTTTGCACGATACTCATCAAGAGTTCCAGACGCACCCGAAGTTTGACCAGTGATAGTTTCACCTGTAATAAACTTTTGTTGTGTGCTGATGTAAACGTAACCATTACGAGAGTCATCAACCAGAACCGTTGCGGTTGCCTTTGATGTTGCACCTAATACAGTTTCACCCTCTGTGAATACGCCCGTAGTTCCATCACCTGATTCTGTTGCAATGCGAGAACCATCCTCCTCCGTCAGAATGTAGTTGACTGTTGTGGTCTCTTGTCTAACGTAGTTGACAGTTGCGGTTAGAGTTAAACGACCAGCCTCAAGAAACTGATAGTAGTGTTTAAGAAAACGAACAAAGACTGGATGGTCTGCTTGAACGAAGTCAGGAACTTGACCCTCTATCAGAGGTGAAAGTTTAGTCGTTAGTTTAGATTCATTCTTACTCATCTATTAGTTTCCAACATTAACATTACTACTTCCAGATGCATTGTGACCACAGGTGGCTGCATCTCCGGCATTACAAACTGCGATCCCACCAACAAACACGTTGTTAGAACCAGCAATCATCGTTGCAGAGTTATGAGGTGCATCACCGTGAGGAGTCACACTGTCACCGTTCACTATTACGTTTGACCCATTTGCAATTACAGATGACTGTGACGAAATCAATGCACCCCCAGCAGTGTCAACAGAGTTTCTACAAATACCAGTTGCGGCCATGTTAGTAACCTGATGATGTTGGAGTTGATGCTGGTGTAGACACCGTTGTCGTTGATGTTGTTCCAGTGGTTGTTACGGTGTATCCTCTTCCAGTTGTAGCAATCGCATCAACCGAACCTGTGACCGTTGTGTTCGTTGTATCAAGTTCTAATATCTGATTACGAACAGGAATAATATCATTTGAGTTGGGAATCGCAGTTATGCGAATCTTACCAGAAACCGCACCGTCTACATTTGATATTTGTGTAATGACAAGAGGATTAATAGATATTTTACCATCACTGTAACTAACTGTTCCTGCTTCAGAATTAAAGTACACTCTTGCAGCATCAACTAAAGAGTATATTCTTAAATTACCAGAACCATCATCATCAAAGAAATATTCTGTCGTTCCACCATCAAGATAAAATCCTGTGGATGCAATGATACCACCACCAGATGCATTATGTCCTGAGTGTGGATTGTAAAGTGCGTTATTAAAATTAACAACATATGAAGTTGATGTAGATATTACTGGAGTAAAAAATTGACCAAGTGTAACTGTTGTAATATTACTTAATATAGAAGTATCTGTATCGTCAATTTGTCCTGTCAACTGAGAGTATCTAAAGACACCATTGAAAATTTTTAAATTTTTTGTATTGTAATCTGTTATCGTGGTGTTTACTAAACTCTCCAACTCCGTTTTATTAAGTGTTGTTGAGGACGAATCGTATTGAAACGAAACTGATAAAATAATAAAAGTTGTTTGTGGGTCTACAACAACAGGAGTAACCGATGCAACTTTATAGGGAGATAAATCTTTAGTCAGAGTATTTTTTTGTGCAACTGATAAATTTTGTCCAGTTGTACTTTTTACAGAAATGTAAACTTTACCATATACTGGAGTAGAACTTACACCTGTACTGGTATCATAACTTCCGTCCTCTCCACCCCAAACTGAAACTGATTGAGTATTTGGAAAAAGTTTTCTTACATAAACTTTATAGTCCTCTGTTGTTACCGCACGACCTTGTGATGCGTAATCAAGTGGTGCGTTAAGTTTGATTGAACTAATCCTCTCTGGTTCACTTCCGCCTACTGCACCAGATACAGTAGTCACCGTTACGTCTGTAACACCATCTATTGCTGAGGGTGAAGAAAATGCAGTTGCCCCATTTGCTGTTGTTTTATTTGTGACGACATACTGAAGAACTACAATATTACCATCTGACAATGCTTTACTTACAACATCATCACCAAAGTATACTTCAAACTTTCCACCATCAGTTTCTTGTAAATAGTAAACTGTGCTCGTTGTAGTTAATTGTGTTATGTCTGTTGCTTTAGTGTAAGTGGTCGTTGTCGTATCACTTGATGAGTTCTGAACTTTAACTGTAAGAGTTGAAGTATCTGCACGATTATCAGCAAGTAAAAACTTTTGATCTAAGTCAGTGCTGTCTACAGTGTATCTGGTTGTTAGATAAGTTCCTTCATAAATTTTTACACTATCAAAGTTAACAGAGTTACCACTGTTAGTTTGAGTTACATCTGATACACTTACAAACTGATAACTTGTTCCATCTAATGTTGCGGTAAACGTAGTTCCAGCAGATAATGTTTTTGATGCGTCCGTTGTTGTTAAACTTATATTAATAGTTGCAGTTGGTGCTCTTGCAGATGACACCTCATACCCTAAAGTTTTTGCGTGAGACACGACACTGGATCGTAATGCAGAACTATCAAGGAACATTTCATTTGCAAGCATATTTCCATTGAACGCAAGATAGTGAGTGTTGTATGCGAGAGTATCAAGGAGTATATTTATTCCTGACCCTTCAAAGTCATAGTCCTTAAATTCTGTTTGTGATCTAAGATATGTTTTTAAATTTGTTTTGATGTCATCAAAATCAAGTTCCGTTACTCGTAATCTTTTTTCATTAGTAGCCATTATCGTAGTATCTCCAACATGAGTGATATATCAACAAGTTCTGTTGGAGTGTTCACGACATAAAACTGAACTGCAACTTCATATGCGTTGCGGTCTAAGTCTGGTATTGCAGTTACACTAATTAATCTTGCTCTTGGTTCAAAGTTATTAATTACATCTTCAACCTTTCTCGCAAGAATAGTTGCAGTAATTGGTGTCATGTTTTCAAATAACATTCCTCTAACACCACTTGATATTTCTGGATGAAAAGGTTTTTCATATGTGTTTAATAACACAAGATTTCTAACAGACCGTTTAACTGCCTGAACATCTGTAATCTTACTAATATCATTATTAGACGTTTTTCTTCCGAAGAATAAATCTAAGTCTGAATACTGTCTGACATTTCTATCAATATCGTTTTGTGACTGTGCATCAGTGTATGCAGTTGCGGCCATTTAGATGACTCCTACTTGTTATAATTGTTTTATTATTTATACCAATAACCTTACGCTGTGAGAGATTCATATTGTGATTGCAACGATGCATATACGTTTATCTTATCTTCTTTTCCTGTAAATGCAGTAAGATATTTATTTGGTTCATCTTCTGTCCCTAAACCTTTTGCTCCACCTATATTGTAACCATTTTTTAAGAACACTGGTAAAAACTCTGGAAGTTGTCTTGCTCTATTTGTAACATACCATTGTCTTTTCGTTGCATTACTTCCAGTGATGTCAAAGTGAAATCCCCAAGTGTAAGTTCCTATGTTTCTAATACCTTTGTCTATTGCAAGTTGTATAAAATCTATTTTCCAGTTGAGGGGCCATTGGTCACCCCCTGCTGTTGGAAATGTTCCAACA